GCTCTTCCGGTCAGCCTTACTGAAATCAGGCTTGACTAACGGGAATACAAGATTCGGGTCGTTGTCATCCGGATTCAACATGATTTTCGGTTCACCATCTAAGTCCTTAGCGATGAACTTGACATCTAAAATGTCAATGGCCTTAACAATGAATACGTTTACTTCTTTCCGTAAAGTATTCTTGTCATTGAGCACATCTTCCTTCCATTTAAGGTCAGGATTCGTTGCTACTACGGTATAGATTTGTTCACCAAAGAACCGTCCATACTCTTTTGCAGTTGCCCGATAACGAGCCATAACTTGAGCAGCAGTGCTCTGTGTTCCTACTAATGCACCAATAGAAGATGCTACATTATTTTTATCCATAAGAATGTTTCCTTTCTGAGTCCGTGCTTGATTTCACCAATACGAAACTCTCTTAATTTTTAATTAATACTTTGTTAATGCTCTCCACCTTTCGATTATTTATATACTAAAGTATGCGTCTTATATCATACCGCTTTACTAAGCTTTGAAAATTTTAGTAGTGAATTCAATCACATAATCTACTTGGTTTACTTTGAAAATAAATTGAAATAATTTATGAGAAATACTCTGAGAGTTACTTCTGATAATACTTTGGTAATATAAGTTTATCGTACTCCAACGGATAAGATTCAATTTATACGATGCTTACCGCACCCATCACCCTACTTTATATCATGTTCTCTTGCATAAGTATTGTACAAGCATAATATATCGAACTCTTTCATCAGCAACTGGTATGCCTAGGAGTAATTAAGGATTACAACATTCTAAGCGAATGAGGGTCGTTTCTGTCGAGAAACGTTACTAAAACACTACAAGCTGCCTAATTTTTCAAGACACCCACTTGACCTCTCGGATTTCTTATTTATACTACACGAATACGAGGATTTCCACCTCTCATCAGCATCATAAATACCGGTACTATCTCCGCTGTTGCATGAGAAACCTGAGTATATAGACAGTATACTCTTATATTTATTACTTTAAATCTGAATCAGCGTTCTTCATACATACTAAGTTGCAATTAGTACTTTACGAAGTGTCAATGTCAGCGATAACGGTTGGTAGTCGGGGTGGCGACCTGTCTACTCACACTACTCTTACGAACGGTAGTCTCAGCGTTTACAGTTCCATTGAACTTCCCATTTTATTAAAGATTAAACAATTAAAGCTCATTTATTCATAGCTGGCTTTATTCAGCGTAGATACATTAGTAAATACAGCATAACATCTTATACTCATAACCTAATGGCATAGTCTTCTGTATCTCCTTAGTTTTAAATACGACTATTAATAACAACAATTCTGGCGTGAACTGCATTATATTAAGACGAAGTTTACATATCTTGAAACTTATAAGCTCTGCCGTTTTTTAATAGGTGTTTTCTCTGCGTCACCTTAGTGTATTTTTGCTGCATAATATGACTTGCTAAAGGTCACTGCATCTAGAATCAGGGTTATCGCGCCCTCAAACCGCTTAGTCCATCTGGGACTAGTCATTCCTCATTCAATTATACTCACACGAACGACTAAGCACGTGAGTCACTTCAGTCTTGAAAGGCTGTATCAATCTCATATACATCACTCCTACTTCATCCTTGGAACATTGCGTATCCACCTTCACGAGGACCCTATTTACCATAAGGCACAGGATTGGCTCCTGCTCCACGATAATCAGTCAAGTTTACATAGTGTGTACCATAACACGGTTACCCTTACATTAGTATCAGTAATTTACTACCTTCATAAGCACAAGTTCCAGTATCCACAATTGCATACTGCATCACAGCTGATGTGTGCTGAACACTATAGTTAGCAATCTATTTTTCCTTTCTGGGCGTATAGTTACGCTTTTGTTGACCGATTTTGGAGACCGGTGGTCGCGTTTCTGCTATCTCTTTTTTTCCATGAGTTGGCTGCTTCTTAAGGTGAAACTAACCTTTGCCTCTCAGCTTTACCTATCCTTTCCAAAGGGATAAGTCAGGAACCCTATTGCTCCTGTTTCATCATCGTGTTTATACTCCTTTTTGATTCATATCTTGATAATACATACGAGTAATATAGAAGATTTCGTTCTCCTTGCTTGCTTTGTAGTTCAGTGTGTCTTCTCTTAAACTACGAGTCTTTAGTAACAGTAATCGCCAATACGGTTCTCATCATATCGTTACTTATAGAGGGTTATGCACTCTGTCCCCCTTTTACCTTCCGTTTTTCAGACGTTTAGGCCTATCATCCTACCTTTTGAGTAATCTCACAGTGTTAGCTGCTAACATATTCTCGGATCCTGTATCTTTTCGGGCCATAGAGAAATGATTCTAAGCTCCCTAACGGGCGCGACCAGCATTATTATATGCTTTACCGCATGACTTCCCTGGAGTGATTTACGCTATAGTTTTGCTCCTCTCGAACTATGACATAATTATAGGTTTTTTAAGTGGTTATTGTCATCAACTATTTTCCACTGAGCTTTTCTCTTCAGCTATTTTTTTTCATTCTGTTCTGGTTCTAACATAGTAATTTTACCTGTACTTAGGCAGATTGTTGCAACAATCTTCTTACCTTTACAAATATCTACGAATTTGTTCTTTACATCACTACTACTGATGTAATCAACTGGTTCCATGATACTTGCGTTAAATCCATCTAAACATTTACAAGCATTACTTACAGACAAACGTAAGTACTTTTCAGTATATAAGCAATTAGCTATACTATCTTTAGTCTGATTATTAATAATATCAGACTGGTCTCCTTCTACTATGAAGTAAGAAGATTGAGATAAGATAGAACTAAGTTTACATCTTGCTTCTTTCATATCCTTAATGATACGAGATAATCGTATCATTTGTTTTAGTATAACTAGATTACTTACCATGAGAATTTACTTTAGACAATGGGGAAATAGCTTTAATACTATCTGGCATAGTACCTACAGATTTAATGTAGGGATATCCAGAAGCTACTTCTTTTTCTATTGTTTTAGTTCTCCACTTAACTATTGGTTTTGGTTCACCAATAGTCTTTACATTCACAATTGCGTCTGTTGTTCCTTTCACGGATACTTCTAATGTAGATAGGTCTACTTCGACATCTATCTTATCGACAGACTTACTCTCTTCACTATTAACTATAGGAAATTTTGGCATTTCTATAGGTGAAGGAATTACAGGTGCTGCCTGTACTACTGTGACTGTCTGTCGCAGTCCAAAGCCAATTATGCAACTGGCGATGAACATGCCGACAGCCGTAATAAATCTAAAATTCATATTGATTATGCTATTTTAGAGAATGGTTAGTCTTTATACCCTATGAATTGTAAAAACTTACGCCACATGCTTAATTTTTTTTTCATCGGCGGGTTTTTCTTCCTTCTTTTCTGGGTATTCCTTCTCTACTGGAGAAGTTATTGATGACTGGCAGTACGCAGCAAGACGAGAAGCTGGGTCACGATACAGATTGATAATCTGACCAACTTTCAGACGAAGTTCATCAGGTGTCGGGCTTTCATCTTTACTGAAGAAGTTAGTCTTAATAGAACCTAATACCATTCGAGCAATCTTTCGATCATTCTCAAGCTGGTTCTTCTTAGATTCTTCTACTCCTTCGAGATTGATTCCCCAATCTGCAAACAACTTATCAATATACTCCTCGCCTAAGTTCGAGATAATGGCTGAAATAGCCTTATCTGACTCTGGCGTGAGTTCTTTATTATCCTTCTGTTTCAGACGGAAATTCTCGTTGATAAGAGCGCGTACAGTTTCTGCAACTTGTTCTTCACTCCATCCAGCTTTCGTCAAATGGTTGTGAAGTACTGAGTGTGCCATACACGGAGAGCCAGTCTGTGAAGTATACACATATACTGAGCTTCCTAATCCCTTAAGTAAGCTAACAGGGTTGATACGGCTGAATATTTCATTCATCCAATCACCTACTGTCATCTCATCTAATGCTAACTTCTTGTCAGCGTTAGTTTCCTTAAGGCCGCGTAAAGTACGATACCATTCTACGGTGTTAACAATGTTTGTTGCTACATTTCTCTCTTTGTTGATGAGGTAAGTTAACGCTTCGTCAATTTCCTCATCTGTTGTGATCTTATTCGGATCAAGCTCCGGTACTTTAGTAACAGTCTTACCAGCATCTTTTGCTAGTTCTTCTGGAATCTCTGACTTGTTAAAGTCAATAGCCAGTTGACCATCATCACTACCTGGTAATGCTTTAGCTGGAGCTAGTTTAATACCTAGCATTTCAGCCATACCTTGCAACGGCATGAGTTGATTTGCATCAATCATCAGTTGCAATTCACCACGTTCGCCACGGTTGAATAAGTCTTGGCGAATATCGACAAGGGCAAGCAGACTCACTACATCAATCGTACGATTGATGTCTGCGTATACTTCAGGATAGCGTTTGGCAAGTTCTTCGTTGTTAGCGTAACGCTGTTGCATTACAAATGCTAACATAGCCTTTCCGTCTACTGATGAAGCTGTTGAACCTACAGGAATACCTGCACCAGTTATTCCACTTACAAGCGATGTTGCGCGCTTGAGAGCCTTTTCTTCAGGAGATACTTTCGGTTTGTCTTCTGTAACTTCTTCAGGAATGATAGTAGGAGTTTTGTCTTTCTTCTGCTTTTGGGTGCCGGACTTCTGCTCTTTCTTCTGTTCCTTCTGTTCTTTCGTCTCTCCTTTCTGGTCTTTATTGGTTACTGTCTGTGCAGCTACTTGAGGCTTCTTTTCCTCTTTCTTGTTCTCCTTTGTTTCAACTTTCTCAGCTGTCTGCTGAGCATTCTTGTTATTTTCTTTTGCTTCTGCTTTAGCTGCTTTCAATGCTGCCTTTCTTTCAGCCTTAGACATTTCTTTTTGTGCCATAATTCTTGATAAATTTTTTGGTGGTTAATAATAATTTTTTTACTTTCAGTCGATAGAATATTTAAAGAGGTCAACTATCATCCTCTATTGCTGGTGAGTCACGCCCGTTAGTATAGATATTACTAATCAATGCGTCTGATAACTTTAATTTCAATTCTGTCATGTTACTCACAACCCCAGATAGGCAATCGGTAGTACCTTCTGTCACTGTACACACTAAGCTTTGTGTGCATGTAGAATTGAAGTCATCAACGGTGTTGACTAGCTGAGTAATGGAAGTAGTGTGATTGACCTTCTTAGAGGTTTCTATTACTTCCTTACTCAACATACCTACTAACAAGCCAGCTACGATGCAGGAGATATAAATCCACCACATCTTGTCACTGCGAAATCCTCTCGCAAAGACGAATGCTACTAATAGTAGCACAATAATCCAAATTGCTGACATGTTTGTAAATTTTTAGTTTAACAATTGTTTTAATTTCTCTCTAGCTTTATTAAGCTGAGATTTTACTTGGCTCTCTGAGAGACCCAATTGTTCAGAAATCTGTTTGTAAGACATATTCTGAACAGTACGTAGTTCGAGTATATATCGGTACTTATATCGAAGTCTATTGAAGGCATTTGTTAATCTAGCATCTGTTTCATTGAAGATATAGTTATCTTCAGGCGAGTAGTCGGCCGAACTTCTCAATTGAACAGTACTAGTGTCATCATCTAGCCAATAGTTTGCATTCTCCTTTTTAGTACGTCTAATATAATCAATACTACTATTTATAGCTATTGTTTTTAACCACATCTCAAATGAAATGTTGTTAATATAACTATCTAGCTTAGAAAAAGCTTTAGTAAAAGTAACAGATAATAAATCATCTGCTGCATCTTTATTATTTACAATACGATATATAGTACTGTATATAATTCGATTATACTTTTCATAAAGCTTTGTGAAGGCACTTTGTTTGCCTTCTTTCGCCTGTTTGATCAGATCGAAAAGCTGTTGTCTTTCTTCATCTGTCATAATTACGGGCTTTAGTGTGGGTTATAGTCAACCCAATGACTATAACCCTAGAAAGGTAATTGCAATATATATCTACAATACCACTCATTCCATTCATCATAGAACTTACGGAAAGTATCCCATATACATTCCATGAACTCAATCTTCAAATCACGAGTAAGTACTTCAATAGGTAATTTGTTTACCATACCACAGACTATTCTTATTCTTACTTCAAGAGTAGTTTTAGAAGCTATGCCTATTTGCTGTAGTATTTGGGTATCATACCATGCTAGTACTTTAGACAATGTTTGTTTTTTGAAGAATTTGTGGAATTCTGTTTCTCTTATTTCCTTGTTTTGTATTCTTAAAAATACATACCAGGACGGTCTCCAATTTATCTGATTATATCTTATTGGACATTTATTCAGATAAGTATAAACAGTAATACTATTTACGACCATTGCGACGTACACTATTAGCTATTCTAAGTAATAATACGTTTATTTGCGCTAGGCTCCAGTCTGTTACACTTAGAATATAAGCTTTTGTAGCTTCAATTCCTCTGCCGTTTATAGACATATCGCTTATATAGCGCTCTGTAAATGCTTTCATCATATCATTACTGATATCTGGCATTTTTGTACCACGAATAGATTGCCTATAAGGTGGTAATGGGCATACTTCTGAGTATTCATGCTCGAAGAACAAGAATGCATCTGGATTATTACATACATTTTGTATTTCAATTGAGTCCTCAGATAATATTGTAAACTTACCTCTTTGAACAAGGTCATTCATAAGTAATGCAGAAGTAATTCTTAAACATGGTACTTCTCCTACTATATTGGCTAACAATTCATAGTTTTCTCCAATAATACGGTAGATTCCAGGATGGTTTAGTTTCATGACTTTTTGTTTATTTCTTTTTGAAAGTTATTTACTACTCCTGATATTGCAGACATACTTAAGTCTGGATATTTATCTAAGAGTTTACTTATCGCTTCAGATTCTGAGCGAGATTGATTAAGGATACTGATAAATTCAGTACGTTCGGCTTTAGAGTTAAACCAGGCAAAATATCTTATACGCATTGCTCTTTGTAGTTTCTCGCTTTTATTTCAAGTTCACGAAATTTTCTCTCATCTTCAGAAGTCATTCCGTCTACATCAATAAGATGTAAGATTTCTGTACCTCTTTCTTCCCAGAAGAAGAAGATGTTTCTTACTTTAGAAATACCTTCTTTATAGTGATACCTGTTCTTGTAACACTGTGGCACGACAGAGTTGATACGCTGTACCAATTTCTCTTTCATTCTTAATTCCCTACTAGCCTTGTCTAGAGGTTCAGGAAGTTTTTCTCTGATAAATTTTATTAATCCCATTTCAAATTAATATTTATTGATTAAACTTAATTTAATTTTGTAGTAAGTAGGAGACTCGAACTCCTTATCTCTTAGTAAAATCTAAGGCTTCACTACCATGCAAAGCTTACTTACTCCACTACTATTTTTTACGTATATTGTAGTATATACAACCTATTTATTACACACGGGGATACGATGTGGCTTTTTACGACATTAGCTTAGCCGTTGATTACTTACGCTACTAAGCGAGTGTAATCTGTTACATAAAAGTTGCCAGTTATGGCTTTATTGACCTATTCTATTTCCTCTGTGTCGCTGTCAAAACCATAATGCCCCGATTGCAGCTCAGTTGCCATTTGTGTTATTTCACACATGAGGAAGAGTTACCCATCACAGGAGCTGCTACTGGTTCGAGTCGAACGAACATAGTGGAGCATACGGGAATCGAACCCGTGTCCAAACGACGATTCAATAGACCTAACAGTCAATGAGTTTATAAGATTAATTAAAGTATAACTCACGTGCAGAATTAAGCCATCCTTCCAGCTTTATTATTTAACACTGTTCACAGCACTCTCTACAGGTAGGCCTTCGTTATGTTATACAATACTCCTGCTATTTTTATAATTAATCTTATTAGTGGGTATATAGCCGACCAAAGCTATATACCCTATGGTCTTGAGAATGGTTAGTTCTCTTTATTACTGATCTTGATGATACTCGAATAATGATATATGACGAAACATATATGATACAAGATACACATTATTCAGTCTGATTTGATATCTCGACTAAAGCAGTTCAGTACTATTACTAATACGGGACAATCTTATTGTCGCGATCTCAGACATATGATCAGTAGTACACAATAATTCCACACTAATGATACAAAGATACGTAGTATGACCTGTTAATTCAGGTCTTTGTGTCGTCCAATATACTTTCGGCCCGTAGGGCACTATAGATATTCCTCTATAAACACTAAACTTGTTTAGATACAAAGATACTCAAGTTTGGAATCTCTTTTATTTTAGTTTTTTAGCCTGATTAACCGTTACGGCGGGGAATCAAACTATTCCAGCGATAAGACCAGGAATTGGGGAAGATTTCGTCAAGTTCGTTTTGAGACTTGTCAATATCTTTGTCAATTTCAATGAGGTCCTTGTCAAACTGCTTCTTCAGTGCTGGAGCTTCATCATTCCAGGCCGTAACTGGCTTCTTACCACTCTTCACTTCTTCTGCGAGATTGTGCAAGTCCTTCATATAGGTCTTCATTCTCTGGTTCACGCGGTTACTACGGCGTAACTGCAATGCTGCGGACTTCTCAGTGTATTCACACTTTTGAACCACGTCGATGAGTTCGTTCGTAAGTTTTTCCTTACGGCGCTCGGCAATCTTTTCAGCTGCTTTCTTTACTACGTCATCGGTTACTTTGTTCGCGTTAGAGATAGACTCTTGAATGTCATCACTCTCGTTGTTTACATCAAAGATGTTCAATTTGTTTTCTTCTGCCATTTTGATAAATTTTTAAATGTTTGATACTATAGTTATTAATCACGAAATAATTTCTATGAAATTACATTTTTTAAAATATCTTTCTCTAGCTTCATATACTGCTACAGTGATATTTATAGGATAAACTTCTATCGGCCTATATTTCTGTTTCTCACACCAATACATTGCTGCTTCAGTTGTGAGCTTCCCAAAGTAAGCTACAGCTCTAATTCTTTCTTGAATATTCTCTGTAGCATTTATTTTAACTAAGGGATTGGTTGACCTACCCATTGTGTAAAGATTCTCTACGTTCTTTGTTCAGCCTAATTTTGCGTTGGCGATAACTTTCTCTCTCACCTGCTTTTATAAGCTTACGATTACCGTATGATTCTTTACGCTTGTTAGTATTCTGTGATATCAATATAAGATATCTACTAACACGTTTTTCTTCTGCTTTCAACTCATTTTTGAGTTTATTAGCAGCTTCTTCACATACTTCTATGTAGTCCTGTCTAGAATTCTTCTCTAGTTTCTCTAGTCTAATAAATTCCTCTAGGACTTTTATTCTTTTAGTCTTACTCATTTTTGATAATTTTAAGATTAAAAAAGAACTATCTTGCTTATTTGTATATCTTATTCGCAAGTAACCCATATCCTTCTTCTGACCTAAGCATTATGCTTGGTTGACCGTTGTATAGTCCATTGTACTCTTGAATAGTAGTTTAGCACTACTAAACTTCCATTAGGGTTTTGGTTATAAATAGTTCTAGGTTGACTGAAATCCACCATACTAACAATTTAAATTAGTAATATATAACAGCGGGCGGATACTCTGGCGGAATATCCTCCTTGGACTGTTCAAGTTGCATTCTGAGTTTACACTCATGAGTACATTCACTACAGTTGATTTTATTATCAAGTGTAGGACATTCATTAGATATGGTCATTAACTCATTATAGCGTTTATATGCTATGTTTTCAAAAGTATTTAACCATTCTTTTTTAATCACTTCTCCTATTTCCATGACTTTTTACGATTGTAAGGCTCCATTTTCTTATGCTTAGGCTTCTTTTTGAAGTCTTTTTGTTGCCTTTCGTAATCTTTTTCTGTTCTTGCCATATTAGTATAGTTTAAGAATAGAATTAAGTTCTCTTAGTATTTCTGGAAGTTTTGACAAACCGTAATCATGTAATATTAGCTTTACTTTACTGTTTGTATTTTCTGGAGTATTGATAATGATACGTAATGCTTTAGTTGTAATTTTATCTTCTTCATTAAGAAGATATTTTAATAAATCCTTACGAAATACTTCTTCATTCATTAATGATGGTGTGCCAATTTCATTAATGATATTACTACAAAGTTCACTTACAATTTTTACATTGGGTGTTAGAGAAGCTTTATCAGTATTTGTCGTAGGAGTCATTACTATTTTTTGTAGTAAAGCTTCAGATACTTCTTTATCGTCTAATATAGCAGCAGATATATCTTCAATCTTTGTACTAGTATTGTTAAAAACTAATTCTGCCATTTTTCTGATAATTTCATCATAATTCTTCTCAGGAGCTTCTCCATGGAAGGTAATAATAATTGCTTTCATTTTACTTTGATAGTTAATTAATAGTTATTGTAACAGTTATTGTATATTCATCTAATTCAGTATGAATATCATCAGTAGATAGTTTACTAATGATTTGTAGTGGTGGATCTACTTTAATTTTCATGTCTGGATGAGATTTACACAATGTTCTTGCTTTACTTAAGGGTATACCTAATATTTTAGTACAAGCAAGCAAATTTGCTAAATAATGGTCTGTACCGAATTTTATTTCAGTAAGTTTACGACCTTCTTCTACTTTAATACGAGGCATTAGTTCCCTCCTTTGTTAATTTCTTTTTCATATTACTTAATGTTTTAAATTGTTAATATTATTGACGACGACCAGGATACTCTGGATTTTGTTTTAAGTTAGTATCAACTAGAAATTAAAAACATAGCTTATGTTCGTTCTTTCTTAGAATAAATAGTATCTATTCTAATCACATTTGTTAATAATAAGATAACAACACTTTGTTTCTATGACTCTCTCTATAGTTTTAACTCATAAGCAGGATTGCTGTCAAACTTTCCTTATTGGAGTACCTGATTTTAACGTCTGCACGATTATAAACACAAATACGAGTATCTCGGATATTACCCGCTATTGCCGTATTCAAGGGAATAATATACGATATGCATTTACTTACGCCCCACAGGTTTGTCATCTTCTGAAGATGTATACTCTATCTTCACAGACTGAGTATACTTAAAGATACTACCATTAAAGATGATTTAGTTACTTTATTCTCTCTTTACGAAAGTAGTATCTTTCGTATTGTCATAAGTGTTAGATAATTTATCTAATGAGTCTTTATAGTGTTGACTTCTAGCTCCGCTCATTACCTTGTTATAAGTGCTTCTGTTCGATTCATATATAGTCACAATGTCACTATTAGACAATGAAGTTCCATGTTGCCTTAGTATATCTATTAAGACAACGTCTGGCATTGTAAGAAATACACTGTCTATGTGCATGTAACGTTTTGTGTCTTCTCGAAACTGAAGAACTTCCTGTATTGTAGGTACAACTTCAGTATAAGCTGTGTCAACACAAACTTGTTCTACATTATCCTTTTCAGGATTGATGAGATTGCTAACCTTATCATGACAGATAAAAGTTAGTGCGCTAGCAACTAACAATCCTAATAGAATTAGGATTGTTGCTAAACTCCAGGCTATTGCTGAGCCTCTTCCTCTTGGAGAATCTTGTAATTCATTTTCCATTTTTTGATAAATGTTTTAATAGTTAATAAATATGAGAACTTAATCTATACCAAATATATATTTCATATACAATGGTTTAAATGTTTTAGCTGCGTATTCTGCTGCATCTCTGTTAATGAATTGTAGATGATTACCGACATAAGCAAGCGCAGCACCAAGGCCATGGTCAGAATCCAGACTGAATAAACCCGCATAAGAACCTTTTTCAATTTTATCCCAATCAATATACCACCAATTGTACCATGTTTCGATTGGTTTGTTTTGTTGGTAGACTGGTATCCACGGTTTGTTTCCATTAGCAATAAAGTTAATTGCTTCAGTGATAGTACTCAGCATGATGTGTAACACAATATGCTCATCTAACTTCCTGCGCTTATCAATAGGTTTTTTACCTAATACAGCGCAAGCACTTTTGTAATCTTTTACTTGTTCGAACATAGTTTTGATTAATATTTGTTTAACATTTTGGATAACTGTTCAATTTGATTAGATACTATATTAAAACTAACTCTATCTATATTCTTTATTGACTTAGCTACTAATTCTAAATCTTCTATAGATCTTCTGATAGATGCTTTAATACCTACTCTAGTAAGAGGTCCAATAGGTACTCTTGCTCCTAATTCCTGTAATTTTTTGTTTCGAGCTTCAATAGCTTCAGGAAATGTAGCAAATGTTCCCACTTGGATATTTTCACCATTGTGACGTATTATCACACGATAAGGCTTACTCTTATTATACCTACATAGATATATATACTTTTGGCTTTTACTTCTTGTCATTTTATAGTATCTCCTACAAAATAAGTATTATAATATAGATAATCTCTAACATATACCTCTTTAGTCTTTTTACTAAAAGGGTTCATGAGTTCTAATACATATGTATCTGAGTTTCGTATATACTTATTAGTCACAATATAGTTTTTATATTGTGCTTTGAGTTCTACATAATTATAATAATCATAGTCTGTGCAATATTTACTTATTGATACTGCTGCTATTAATATTATAATTAATATAATTAAAAACTCACTAATGCTTGTGAGTATACTATTTGAATAACTTCTTCTGATTGTCATATTATGCTATTCTAATACATACTCTAGTAGGTTCATTATCTTCCCATTTTACATTAGGGAAAGCTTCTTTTGGGAGTACTAGACTATTGAACGTATTTGAATTTATCCAGTAAGATTTACTCTTTTTTGGTTTTTCACGGAACAAAAATAACGCTCCATTTTTTTCTCTTGCTACCCATGCTCGAATTGATTTCTTTGCTCTCATAATTATTGTTTTTAAGTTAATGAATGTACTCAGAGCGGGAATCGAACCCGCACGATTGTAATAATCATCAGAGTTTAAGTCTGAAGCGTCTACCAATTTCGCCATCTGAGCATTTAGTTAATGAATTATTAACAATCTTATTATTATTGAGATGAATGCTGTTACTCCGCTAATAATGCTTATTATAAGTAATGTTTTAAGTACGTTGGCTACTGTTTTTGAGTACGGTGCTCGTATAGTACAAGCTGTTATTATCATTGAGAATATACCACAAAATACAGTAATTAGTGTTGCTATTGTTTCTATCATAATTTATTGATTAAATTGTTAATAAAAAGTAAGGCATTAGTTTTCATAGGTACAAACTGGAAGATTTATTTAACCTATTACTTAACACACTCGCCACGTGAAGGCTGCCTTATGAGTGCAACTAGTATACCTATATTCACATATAAATATACTAGCAATACTACTCTTAGTATTCTACAAATCCATATTAAGCTAACGGAACATAATAAGTTGAGGACTATCCTACGCTTAGGACTAATAAGTATAACATGATTCAGAAGTTCACTATTGCATTAGTATATGGAAGGTTGTTATACTGCATGATTTTAAAGTCTGCACTAATACTACTATAACCGACTCCTTGTACTAATAAAAATTAGTCCGTCTCCTTGTTTATAGATAGATATAAGCCCCACATGCTTGTCAAGGATTCTCACCTTAAAGAGGAGAGTATGATTATCCTTTGAACATACTCTCTGGCTTACTGAAAAATGTTATAGGACAGCCACGTCCCTGGATTTTACTTTGTACACTAGCTTTTTCTTCCTATACGGTACATGTCTTTGATTTCTCTGCACTAATACTTAGGTATAAACCTAACTATAAAAGAATTTCCAGAATACTATTTGCAACTATTATTCCTTCTATTGAGATATAGGTTTATTTATATGCGCTCCTAAGATATAAGCCCCACAAAGTTGATACTGATTCTCACAGTATAGGTGCAGTATTTCTACTGCATTAACTTTATTATATTTATGCCAACATTTAGTATACCTAAAAGGATATAAATACAAAATACTTTTGTTTCCATATAATTGATTTATTTGTTAGTTAATGCATAGAAAAAATAATAGAGTAAGCGCATTAATATAGTTATGGAAAACACCACTATAAGCTATGCTAAGAGCTGTCTGATATAAGACCTCATTTTCTCTTACTCTATTAACACTTAGAATATTACATCTGACCGTAATATATTACATTTGCCTGTGAAGCGCAAATAACTAAGAGAGATACTTATTGTTCAGTTAGTATCAGACTGTCAAGAACCTCATTAAGCCTATCGAGGTAATAGCTTTTCCCATTTATACTTGCTTTGGTTAGTTGCTACTAAAGGATGCACTCACAGCGAACCTAACTGTGCCCTACCACGTGGTTTTACCTATCATATCTATTTGTGCATAATAAATATGATAGCTTCTTTGACTCTGCATTTTATATAACTGATAGTTACTTAAACAGACTTGTCACTGTCTACGGTAGCATTAAAGAAGAAAGTATAATAATATAGTCCTTAGCGTTACCTAAGTCTTTATAAGGGCATACCTAACTTATATTATTATACTTTAATGTGGTTAAGCTATGTTTCACAACATATGTAGATAATTTGCATTTCATAGAATAATTACTTTGCGAATAAATGTGCATTTTACACCTAAAACTTACAAATAGGAATTCTCTACTCTGGCGTTATGACTCTAGAAATCAATGTTGTAGTAGCTAAGCATTTACAAGGATAGTCCTAAACCTATTTGTAAGAAACTGGTGCCCTCAATGTCTTGGGATTGTTACACAACTCCGTAGCTTACGCTACTCCGAAGTTATTGAGTTTTTTAAAGTAACAGACTATTCTTATTCCCGGTCTGTCAGCGGTAACACGTTGTCGGTCTCTGTGTTAATAAGGTAATGGTTGACCTCCTTGTGGCGCTTGTGTGAAGGTTGGTTGTTGACCTTGTGCTGTAGGAGCTGGAGCAGGTTGTACTACTTGTCCTCCAACTATTTCAGGTTCTGGAGTAGTTGGCATAAGCTGAGGAGCTTTATCTTCTTCAGCTGGTATACAATAAGCACTGAATGCTCTTTGTCCTACTTCTTCAGGAGAACCTCCACGTATCCATTGTTTTTCTCCGAATTCGTCAATGTAATATTGACAGAATATACGTAATGTGGTGTAAAGAATGGGTTTTCCACCTTTCGATACAAGTGAACCAGCTTTGATTGCTTCAGTAGCTGGTCGAGTTGCTGTTGCAGGTCTTGCTGGATGGTCTGACAGATGTTGTTTGTAGAACTTCTGTGGCGGACACCAGTCAATCCAACATCCTGTTACATACTGTAATTCTTCAGGAATTGGTTGGTCTGCTTGTGCTGTTCCTCCATGTTGAATTGATAACAATGGGGTAAGCATGTTTACAATGGGTTGAATGAAACAAGTAAATGTTTGTGGTTCTTCCCAAATACACATTACATTCTGAAGCTTAGCGACTACATATTTAGTGCCTGCATTTTGCTTGCCTGCTTCAACTGTTTTGATTAACGGTTCGATTAATTTATAACGTGCCATGACATGATACAATTACCTATACATTGTGAGGTTTTTTGGTGATTGTTAAATATAGCTATATATTACTTGATGAGGTAATACATTAAAAAAGGAGAGTGTAAGATTTAGTGCGTGTGTTTTCACATAAACAACTGCTTAATCCGAAGCCTTATTTTTTAACGGTCTTAGACCTCGGCTTGGTTTTTCATTAAGTTCTTACGTCGATGAAAACACTATACAAGTTCCTCTTTCACTTCTCCCAATGGTTGGCAGCTGTGCCTGATTTGCCTCCTGTGCGCAGCCTTTGTGGCAATACTGTGTACTCAGTATCTGTTCTTACGAATACGTTTGTACTCTTCTACCATTTCATGTAATACATTGTTAGTAGTTACAAATATAATGTAATTAGCACTAACAGTGGCAGAGTCATATAACTCAAGATGAGATATTATCTTGAACGACTCTTTGAGTGTTGCAATCTCATTAGGGAACAGCTTTCTATAAGGATAGTAAGACAGCATGATTAGCCAATAGCCGATGTATAGTTTGATTTTGGACATATATAAAGTTTTTAAAGTTAATAATCAGCAAAAAAAGGGAAGACCACATTGTGGTCAATCCCAATTAAACCAGGAGTCAGCATACTCCTCATCACTGTCAGAAGGAGTAAAAATACAATCTGATAACATAAGCTTATGAATTACAGTTAATAATGCAAAGTCTGGCAGTAGTAGCTGATTTGTATCCTGTTGCTAAAGTATAGTAACACAGATAACAACTACCCGGGGACTTCCCGATTTCTAACAGCGGTGGGGGATTTGCTGGTGGGTATTCTACACGCGCGGGGGTATACTATATAATTATTTTTCTACACACGCAGACTTTCTTTATAAAAATTTTTTTGTTAAAAATTGTTAAAATATTGAAGTTAAATAGCCATAATTGTTGTTAATAAATGTTAAAGAAATGGTAACTAACACATAGTATGAGACGTTTATAGGGGAGTAAGAGGGGTTACTAATACAGACTAATAAGTTCTATATCATAAGTAAGCCATTATAATTACTCTTACTTTAGATAACACTATACTTAAGATAATACATATGAATAAAGTAAATAAGATAGATAAGGCTTACTCTGGTAAGATAGTATATCATGGTAATAAACCATATCAGTTAGTACCAGAGTTGAAGAAAGGTATGTGTGAAGGTTGTAGTTTGTATAATAGTAGTTGCCCTACTAGAGTTACTGGTTACTGTACTCAAGGTTATATACTTAAGAAGATTATACTATGACAGTAGAGTTAGATAGAGATGACTTAGTAAATCTTATCATAGGATGCAGTGGTCCTTATTATACTATAATGGATAAGTATAATGAAAAAGGATTAAATCTAGGTCATTATGTAGGTGGATTTGTAGACTCTTGGAGATGGAACGATAAGTGTAGTTTTAAAGATTTAAACGAAGACCAACTTTGGGAGATATACTTAGATATAAAGAAATCATGGAAGTAAAAGAAATAATAGATAAAGTATATGAGACTATAGACAGTCTATACGAAGATGGTAAATTAAGACCTTATATGAGAGTATATGTAGACAAAGATATTATACCTGAAATGTTTAAATCTATAACTGGTACTTACACAGACAACAATCCAGATACTTATATTTTTAAGTATAGAAGTACTTATAATACTGATATAGAATTTGTAGGTATTGATAGTAATTTGATGAATAGTAACCTTGTATACTTTGTAGATGGAGAATAAAAAGATAGTAGAATATTATCCTTCAAATGAAGGTTTGAAGAATATTTACAGTAAGTTCCTAAAATTCGGTAGTATTGAAGACCTCGACAATTTAATTCTTCTTTATACCAACGATATAAGAAAAAAGGTGATAGACTCTTATATAGAAGACGGGGAAGATGAAGAGATGGCTCAATTTATAGTTGATTACTTTGAATATATTTATGGAAAACGAGGGGAAGAAGAATGATTTTCAAGACGGTAAGCTGAGATGGGATTTGCTGCCTTTAGAAGAAATTGAAGATATAGTTAAAGTATATACATCTGGTGCTAATAAGTATGGTGAGAATACTTGGCAATTATTAGATAATGGTTATCAGAGATATAAAGCTGCAATGTTAAGGCACTTACTTGAGTATGAGAAAGGTAATAAGGTTGATGAAGATACAGGTTGTCAACATTTAGCCCAAGTAGCTTGGAATGCAATAGCTATGCTTTACTTAGATAAACACGGAAAAGGAAAGGAGATAAAAGAATGAGTTTTTGGTTTGGTGTTATAGTTGGCATACTTAGTATGTATACTATATATAAAGTTAAGGAGAATTTAAAGTTATGACGTTATATGATCCAGAATTAGCTGAGATAATAAGGAAGGGTACTCCAGTAGAGATACAAAGTAAATAGTTTATAATAGAGCCTTCCAGGGGTGGTAGATGTGATGGCTGTTACTTTCAAAACCAATTGAGATGTCCAACAAGAGCTGTTACGTACTGTACTTCTAATGGTGGTAACATACTCAAAGAATATGATAGATAGAGAAGCATTGGCTAAAGAGTGGGAAGAATTACTAAAAGAATCTAGTAAAATACAGAGTAGGATTAAAGCCTTAGATTTAGCCTTTAGATCTACCACAGATGAACTAGCTGAGTTATACTTAAGAGAAGATATTACTGGACCAGTAAAAACTTGTATTGAAGGAATAGACCATGTTTTATTTGATCTAAATCAGAAAGTATACCTGGTCAAGAAAGATAAAGGCATATTACGTTTATATTCTACTGTTAGTTATAGTAAATATATTAACATGGAAAAGGAAACAAAACGTAATTGCTAACGTTATAGTAATAAACCAAGTTTGAAGAATATGAGTGACGAAGATAAGATATTAGAAACAGTCTTAAACAGACTGAACTACAAGTTCCTTAAAGATGTTCTAGTAAAACCATTAGAACCTATAATGGTTACTAAGGAATTTACAGAACAAGTTCCTACAGGGGAAGTAGATGAAGAAGGCTTTAATAAGTACGAGACAAAGACAGAGACTAAAGAAGTAGAATCTGAATATGGTACTGGTATTGTATTAGCCCTTCCCACTTGTGTAGCAGAACCTGAATTTAAAGTAGGGGACAAAGTAGTTTACAATAAAAAGTTCTCTAAGGACTTTGATTTATTCAAAGATAGTCAGTTAGTCAAACCATTTGATGTAATTGCTGTTTGCGAATAAGAAAAAGATTTAATTTCAAGCATAAACGCCCAACCTACTTGAAAAATAAGCTTTTTCATATAAAAAATCATATTTTTAAATATTATCTGATAGTTAACCCCAGTCTCACGCTGGGGTTTTCTATTATATGTTAATGAAATGTTAACAAATGTTAAAAAGTATTAACAGTCTATTAACAAAGACGTTTTAGTGTCATGGAAGATAAATGTTGGCTATTAGCAATACTGATCGGAGTATTAGTAATATGGGCCTGTAAAAAGTTAGAAAAATGATGTCAGATTACAAAGTAATTAAAGATTGTGGGTTACTTAAGAAAGGTGACCTATTGTTTTGGAATGGAATGGAAGAAGCGTATACTTTAGATGAGTCTAAGGATGGTTGTGAACGTTCCATCATGATCAATGATAAGCTTGCAGAGGAATTGTATAACGACGGTTATTTTACTACAATTGCTACTGATAAGTCAATTGTTAAAGATACTGTTGATTTTATTGATAATTTAATTGAACAGTACAAGAGTGATTTGCTGGAAGTACAGAATAAATTTGAAAAAGGTGAAGTACAACCTTGTGTCAAAGTAGAATCTGAAACAGTACTGTACAATTTGATTAAGTTGGCTAATAGTATTAAAGGTAAATTAGAGAATGAATAAATTAGTTAAAGGTGTCTCTAAAACTGATTTATACAACGAATTCTTGAAAAGCCTAAACGGTATATTAGATCTTACTGACAGGGAGTTACAATTACTATCTACATTTATATAGTTAGATATAAATACACCAAAACTCCCTAACATCAGTAAGAATGTAATAAGTACTGAAAATAGAAAGTATATCAGAAAAACATTAGGTATTACTCCTGATAACTTAAGTAGATATATAACTAAGTTTAAGAATCAAGGTATACTTGTCAAAGGCAGAGTAGAAGATGAAGTAATGGTAAATAAAGCTTTAATACCAGAAGTAATCGGTGATAGAGTACAAATAACAATAGTGTTAAGATTAAATAAAGATGAAAGTACAATCAACAATGCTTGAACCAGGTTCCATTATAGTTTGGAAAGATTATAATTTCCTTAAGAAAGCTTGGTATGGTCTATGGAATAAGCATTTGCCTTACAATAGGTTTACTCTTATTACTCAGAAAACAGAGTTATTAAGTATTAATGGAAACTTTGATAACGAAACAGCAATATATGAACCTATACGTAAGTATAGTAAATTAGAAGCTAATAAACTAGCTATTATAGCTAATGACTTACATTACTCTAGTAATTGGTTAGATATAGCAGATGTTATCAACGTAATTAGACCAAATACTATCAGTGGACCTATTACTCTAAATGAATGTAGATACTATAAAAGAGTAAAGTTCAATGAAAGATCAACCCAGTATATATACTAAACTAAGTAATAAGTACAACTTACCTTATTAGATCATCGAAGTAATATGTAATAGTCCTTTTAGGTTTACTAATGAAGCTATAACTAATTAGGACAATAAGCCTATCAGATTTACTTACTTGGGTAAAATTAAATTAAAGAAAAGATATGAAGAAAATACTTAATACATACGATCCTGTAATTTATCCTAGAAAGCTATGGGTAGCTAACTATGCTGAAGGTTTAGATAAGAAATTCGTATTTTGTAATATAGAAGACTTTAACATAGTTAATGAAGATACCTATAAGAGCTTAGTAGAAGAGTTTTATGAAGAGTATACTGCGGCAGTTACAATACCAGTACACTACAAAGCTACAGGAGAAGCAGGTGTATTAGTAGTTATTTTTAATCCAGATAATCTTGAGGATGCAATAAATACCATTGCTCACGAAGCTACACATGTTACAGATTACATGTATGATTCATTAGGTTTGTCAGCAGAATGTTTTCATAGAAATGAAAACTATGCATATTTACTTGGATGGGCTGCAGGCTCTATAAGTAGTAGTTTAATTAAATTTAAAGAAGAAAATGACTAAAGAAGAAAGCATTGCAATGTGGAAAGTAGAGAAAGCTCATACAGACAAGAATCTACTTACAAAGAAAATGAACAAACTCTTTGACTTAGTAGAAGAGTTGATTATGAATGGAGATCTTATGTATGATCAGTTTAGTGGTGATATGCTAGATGAAGTAACTACTACTATTATAGAAAATGGTAAGAATGAAACTAACTTAGATAGAGCTGCACAGATTGATCTTATATGTGAGAGATTATATGAAAAATATACGAAGCAACATAACAACTCAGAGTCTGGAGAAGGAGATAATGGAGTTCTAGCAGATAATACAGAAGTATCAGATGAATCCGGAGTATGTACATCCGAAGATACCTCTGACACTAGCATAGAGCATACTACAGAAATTGAGTAAAGAATATTATTTGGGTTACAGAATAGATTAAAAATTAGACATTATGAATAAATATATTTTAACTGAGCGACGTGCACTTATAAAGCTTGATACAGAAACACTAAAGGTCAATAGTATTGGTGCTTCATATAATGTAGATTATATATGGCTTATCGAAGAAGACGGAGTTATTACTTACTTTGACAAAGAATACGAAGTAAAAGCAGGTAATGTAGTGATGTTGATGTATCGAATTGAGGATGAGGAACACGGTGATATCATTGTAATTGATAACAAAGATCTTACTAATCACTACGAACGTAGAAAAAAATACTACGAAGAGCAAAAGGTCAGAGAGAAAGCTAAAGATTGTTGCTGTGACTGTGACTGTGAATGTGTATCTCAAAGTTGCTAATTATGGATAAATTATTAATTGATTAGTATGGTACTAAGACTCTGTATAATACAGAGACTAATTCCATCAAAACTACACCCTCAGACTTTGATGTTAGATGTGCATTCTTTGCTGAATAGGACGGACAGATAATTACTGAAACCGAAGTAGTAGACTATAATGCAGGTGATTTAATACTGTACTTTGTACATTGGAACGGTGTTGATTATGACACTAAAGCAGTAATATGTACTGATATAGTCGCTAAGGATGACATCAGCAGATGGTTCAAAAGTCTGACTAAGAAGATCGAATCTAATGAAACTATTTGATATTCAAGGAGGTAAAGTAATTATTCATTCAGATGCTTTAGGTATCCCGTGCTTTAAGAAAGTATGGGATGCTGATAAAGCAGATAAAGAATATGCTACTAAAGTAATCAGTTATATAGTACTAATGAACAAATGGAATAGCCCATATGTTCAAAGTATGGAGGCTGAAACTAGAGAGCCCAAACTCAAAAAGGAAATATTTGGTGATGAAAACTACCAACTTACTGCTGAAGAAATTAGCTGTGAAAATGACTATAAAGCATTCTGTCATACTCGTACGTTGGAGATGCTTGATAACATGAGATTAAAGCTAGATAGTATCAGTAAGTATTATAAAGAGTCCCTTGACGATACTCTTGATGAAAAGAAAATTAAAGACCTATTAGCTGGTATGACATCGGTAGGTAATGTACTTAAGAGTATAGATACTTTAGAGAATATGGTTAAAGCTGAAGAAGTAGCCATAGGTAAAGTTAAAGGTGATGCCAAGATTAATCCTTATGAGTTGGCGAGATAATACAGCAAAATGCAACCTAATTTAAACAACACGTTTAGAACAATATAAAGATAAATTATGAAAGCACAATACGATATTACAATTGATTTGACTAAAGGTCAGGAAGAATTCTGGAGACAGATTGATGAAATAGACAATATTCTGAAGCCTAAAAAGGGTTTATGGAGCAGAATCAAAGCTTGGTTCAAACGATAATTTTGATGGCCTAACGTGGGGGCTTAATACCCACGTAACTAACGGCGCGTGATGTACGATAGCATGGACGGTCTCTAAAACCGTGTGGCCTCTGAAGCCGACCGGGTGGGTTTGACTCCTACCGCGCCGACCAATTTTAAATCTTGAGAGTATGCAAGGTGTATATCAATTAGGACCAGATAGATTTAAATACTTAGCTGGTCATACTATCGCTGGTAATAAGGTTTTCTTCATATACAGGGAAACTGACCTAAAGGGTTTACTAAAAGCGGTAGAAGAATTTAAGAAATAAACTAAGTGAAGTATGGCGCGCATACAACGTAACCACCTGAGTCCCTGTCTAATTCTAGATGTAGTCAACACGCAGGTCCGAATCGTAAGTCGGGGAGTTTGACGTAGTATCTCCTACAAACTACGTGCACTGTGAGGATTTGGACATATTAGTACAATTAAAGAATGAGGATGTCTATTAAATGTGTTAATATCGCTAGTTCGATTCTAGCCCTCACAACCATGGAAAAGTTAAGAGATAAAAACGTACTTATTGAAGTACAAGGTAAGAGTTACTGGCTTGATAAAGAAGCCTACGACAAGATGAAAGAATGGGTAAAAAAGAGAGAACTTGAATTTCCAAAAAGATGGTTGACTTTAACAAAAAAATAATCAATTCAAATAAATTTCGACAACCTGCCTTGTAGTTTCTAGCTACAGGGCATTATTGTTAGTATCCTGAAGGTACCTCGGAATACTTCAAATACTGGGACGAAGAACAAGATAGATGTATTAATGGTTATACTGCTGATGATGGCGATTTCATCAGTGGCTATAACTATTTTTATTTAAATTACTGTCCTATATCCCGTATTGTTAATCATATTACTACTGATAAAGATGGCAGTACTGTAGTAAAGCGTATAAATGAAGTTAGTTTTCCAGACTTCTGGGACTATGACTATTACTATTTTAATGCTGTTCAAGAAGCAGAAACAGTGGGTAAACATCTATGTCTACTTAAATCAAGACGTAAGGGTTTCTCTTACAAAGGTGGTTCTATGGCATGCCGTAATTTCTATTTGATACCTAATAGTAAAACATTCATATACGCATCTAATAAGCAATACTTAACAGATGATGGTATTCTTACTAAAGCATGGGATTACATGGACTTCATAGATAAGAATACGGCTTGGGGTAAGAAACGTAGTGTTAATACTCAGATGCGTAGACGAGCTGGTTTCTATACTAAAGACGATTATGGTAATGTAATAGAAATGGGTTACAAGTCAGAGATTATCGGTGTTACTTTGAAAGATAATCCTGATGTAGTTCGTGGTAAGAAAGCCAACCTTATTATGTTTGAAGAGGGTGGTTCTTTCTCAGAATTAGGTGCTGCATGGCAGATTGCTAGACCTTCTGTAGAAGTAGACGGTATAGCCTTTGGTACAATGATTGTATGGGGTACTGGTGGTGATGAAGGCTCTGCATTCGAGACCATGAAAGACATGTTTTATAACCCAGACGGTTATAACTGTTTAGGTTTTGATAATATATGGGATGAAACAGCGACTACTAACAAATGTGGTTTCTTTGTACCTCAGTATACCAATCTAGATATACGTGATAAAGATGGTAAGCGTATATACATGGATGATGATGGTAATACGTTTAAAAAGAAATCATTAGAACATATATTAGCTGAAAGACAAGTAGTAATAACTAATGCTACTAGTAATGCAGCTGTAGACCGTTATGTTGCAGAACGTCCCATTACTCCGGCTGAAGCTATGCTAGAATTTAATGGTAATATATTCCCTAAAAAGGAATTACAGGAATAGTTATCATTACTTAGGACTAATAAGAAATTATAGAACCATAAACAAGTAGGAGACTTGATTCAACAACCAGATGGAACTATTAAATGGGTAATTAAGAAGACTGGAGATATAACTCATTATCCATTAAGAACCAAAAGAGATGAAGTTACAGGGGCTTTAGTAGGTGATGATCCTACTGGTTCTATAGTAATATGGGAACACCCTAACAAAGACGCTAGTGCAGGTCTTTATATAGCTGGTATTGACTCATATGATTATGACGAATCAAGTACCACATCTCTTGGTTCTTGTTTTATATATAAGCGTATACAATCTATAGAACAATATTCTGATATTATAGTTGCTGAATATACAGGTAGACCTAAATCAGCAGAAGAGTTCTATGAGAATGTAAGAAAATTATTGCTGTATTACAATGCTAGAGCAATGTATGAGAATCAAAATAAAGGTATCTTTGTTTACTTTACTAATAAGCATTGTGACTACTTACTAGCTGATTAGCCTGATATTATAAACGATATTGTTGGCAACTCTAAAGTAAACCGTAAGAAAGGTTGTCATATGAATAAGTAGATTAAACAATGGGGAGAAGGTTTAATAAAAGATTGGTTAAATGATGAGAATTCAGCTGGGAAAAAGAATCTATATAATATAATGTCTGAGCCCCTACTTGAGGAATTGATTGCTTATAATGATGTTGGTAACTTCGATAGATGTTTAACGAAAGGTACTTTAATCACAACGGATAAAGGAGATGTACCTATAGAAGAAATATGCATAGGAGACTTAGTATTAACAGACAAAGGCAATTATAAACCTGTTACTTGGACAGATAAGCACGTTCATGACGGTAATATCGTAACTCTACAGTATTCTGGAGATTATTAGAAATTAATTTGTACAGATAACCACCCTATCTTGGTTAAGTATACAGATAAATTATCGCATAAGTTCAGAAACTTAAACAGTCTAAGAGAGAACTTTCTAAGAGCAGATCAATTAAATTATAAATATCAATTTGCACTAGTACCTAAGAGAAGTATTGAGAGTAAACCAAGAACTATAAATGACAGGATGTTATATTTACTTGGATGGATAATGGGAGATGGATATTGCAAACCTAAGAGTAACGAAGTAAAAATAACATACTAGTTAGATCAACTGAAATGTGCAGAATAGTGTAAACAAATAATTGAAGAATTTGACGACTCTGTTCCTTGTAAAATAGTAAAAGATAAATCTAAAAACTGTTACAGATTATTTGTGTATTCTAAAAAATTACATAAGTTAGCAACTAACTTTGGTTGTATACCAAATAATAAGAAAATTAATTACACAGTATATAATAATCATGCGGATCTAATACCGTTTGTATTAGGTTTATTAGAAGCGGATGGACATTAGAAATATAATGTAAATTACGACGGTAGTAATAGAAACGCTATAGAAATATCTACCATTTACGAAGAATTATTAAGACAAGTAAGACAGATATTAATTGATAATGGTATTTACTCTACTATTAGAGAAATAAAGCCTAGGAATGGTAAAAAATAGGTTAATTTGCAAATAAATGGAGAGTATGTTCATAAGTTATTGGATTATTACTCTTATGATGAACCTAATTCTAGTTACCCGATATTTTCGTATAAGTTTAAACAAATAGAGTATAAATATACTAAATCTGTATGCCTACAGGACAGTAGAGGTTTCTGGGTGCCAATTAAGCTATTAGAAAGTAAAGAAACTACTGATACTGTGTATAATATAGAAGTACAAGATGACCACACTTACGTTGCAAACGGTATAGTTACCCACAACTGTATGGCTCTAATTCAAGTAATGATTTATAGAGAACAGCTCTATAATGTCAAAGTAAAAGAAATAAAAAAGGAGAATAGAAATAGGGTATTATTTGAAGGCCCTATCTTTACTCAACAGTGGTTTCATGACGATGAACCTACTGATAATATCGAAGCATATATGTTTTAATTATGAAGAATATTAATCAATTTCCTTTGTAGAGATTACCTATGTCTAAGAAAACATAGGACTGGAAAGAGTCTTGTGTTGACTATATTATAGGACATAGTCAAGGTGGTTCTAGAAATGGTAATACTAGAACTCGCAAAGAGGAAATGTAGACATACTATGACCTTTACAATAGTATATATAATGAAAAGGATCTTAAGTATGTTACTAACCCCTTTAAACAGCAAGATGGTTTCCCCGCAATGGCTTAGGATTATAATATAATTAAGCCTAAAATAGACCTATTATTAGGTGAAGAAACTAAAAGACCATTTAATTTTAGAGTAGTACGTACAAGTGATATAGCTACTAGTGAAATGTAGGATAAAGCTAAACAAATGCTTATAGACTACATACAAGCTACTATCATGAGTAGACTAGGCCCTGAAGAACAGGACAGATACCAAGAAGCATTACAATCAGGTGAAGTAATGCCACCAGAATAGATACAAAAGTACATGAGTAAAGACTATAAAGATATAGCTGAGATAACAGCATATCATAGTCTAAACTATTTGAAGAACAAGTTGAATATTACTCATGAATTCTATAAAGGTTGGAAAGATGCTCTAGTTGGTGGTGAAGAGATATACTACGTAGGAATAGTAAATGGAGAGCCTCATTTAGAGAGAATAAATCCTATTTATTTTGACTATGATACTGATACATCTGATCTTGAATTCATACATGAAGCACAATGGTGTTGTTATGAGATGATTATGTCTGTTACTGAAGTATATGACAGACTATATGATAAGATGTCAGAAAAGCAATTGAATGACCTGCTGGACATGATGGATGATAGTTCTAAAGGTGGCATAACCCCCGAAGTAAGAAAAACATCTTTAGACTATCCTCACATCAAAACTCATAGTATTAATGGGTTTGCTGCTAATCCATTTGAAGAATCTAATAATGTGCACGTATGGCATTGTTGTTGGAAATCACTTAAGAAGATTGGCTTTGTAACAATAATTAATCCAGAAACAGGTATGCCTGAAGACTATCAAGTTGATGAAACTTATAAGGTAACGGGCAACGAAATCAATGTAGAATGGAGATGGATTATTGAAGTTTGGGAAGGATATAGAATAGGTGAGGATCTATATGTCGGTATAGAACCACTTGAGTATCAACATGTATCAGCAGATAATCCTAATTCACAAAGACTGCCATATACAGGAGTAATATACAATAATACTAACAGTAGACCACGTAGTCTTGTTAGTATGATGAAGCCATTACAATACATGTATATCGTACTTTGGTATCGTCTTGAATTAGCTATGGCTAGAGATAAAGGTAAAGTAGTTACTATGGATATTACTTAGATACCTAAGTCTATGAATATAGATGTAGCTAAATGGATGCATTACTTATCAGCACTTGGAGTTAACTTTGTTAATCCATATGAAGAAGGGTGGGATATACCAGGACGTGAGGGTGGTAAACCATCCCAATTCAATCAGATATCTGCTTTAGATCTTACTATGGCTAATACTATTGATCAATACATTAATTTAATGGACAAGATCGAAAGTATGTTATCTGAGATATCAGGAGTAAGTAAACAGCGTGAAGGTTCTATTGCATCTAATGAATTAGTAGGTAATGTAGAACGTTCCGTAGTACAATCTGCTCATATTACTGAACCTTGGTTCTGGACACACAATTAGGTAAAGAAAGAGTGTATTACTATGTTATTAGATACAGCTAAATATGCTTGGAAAGATAATAAGACTTGCATATAGTATGTATTAGATGATGCAACCAGAACATTCTTAACTTTATCTGATGATTTCTTCTATGAAGATTATGATATATTTGTAGAAGATACTACTAAGAATCAACAGCAGATTGAAGCTCTTAGAAATCTTATGCAGCCTGCTATGCAAAATGGTGCTAGTTTGCTTGATATTGCTGAAATCATCACCATGGATAATGTTACTATGATCAAGAATAAACTTGAAGAAATAGAACAGAAAAGAATGGAACAACAACAACAAATGGAACAAGCACAAGCAGAAAGAGAACAGCAATTAGTTCAAATGCAGAATGAGGTTAAGGAAGAAGAACTTATGCTTAAAGAAGCTGAATTAGATCTTGAAAAATATAAGATTGATACAGATGCTTCTACTAAGATTACTGTTGCCCAGATCAATGCGTATAGAGGTTCTGAAAACATGGATCAAGATATGAATGGTATACCTGATCCTATAGAAATAGGTAAACAGGCAATTGAACAACAGAAAGTAAATTCTGATGCAGCATCTAAACAGTTTGAGTTGAATAATAAGAAGCGTGAGATTGAAATGAAACGTGAAATTGAGAACAAGAAGATTCAACTTGAAAAAGATAAGATGAAGCAGGAAATGGAGTTGTAGAAACAAAAAGATGCAGAAGCATACAAGAGAGAACAGCTTAAAGCACGTACAGCTCTGAAGAATAAAGTAACAGGAGAGAAGTAATATGAAGATAATTAAGAATAAGTTTATACCTTTTAAAGGTTATAAATTGATAAATCTGTTTGGTGTTATATTCCAAAGAAATGACGCTGTAGTTACAATGACAGAGTATAACCATGAGAAGATCCACTTGAAGTAGATGCAAGAAATGTTGTGGATTGGTTTTTACTTATGGTATGCTATAGAATATCTTTGTATAATGCTGTCCTGTAAATGGAATAAACAGAGTGATAGATATCACGATGTTAGCTTCGAAGAAGAAGCACACAATAATGATAAGAACCTAAACTATTGTAAAGAGCGTAAGCACTATGCATGGTTTAAGTATCTGAAAATAGGTAGTTATAAAAGTAAAAAGGAGAAATAATTATGGCATGTGGTGGAAAGAAATCCGGCGGTAAAAAAGGAAAAGGCGGAAAAGGTAGTAAATGATTGAATTATGGATAAACAAGCATTTAAATAGAGAATGCAGAACCTAAAGTCTTACCGGGAGAATAATCCCGGTAAAGGCTATTGGGATTGGAAAGTACAAGCCTATCAGAATGGTGGCAGACATGCTTTAGGTGTTGGTTAGGTATTTGCCTCACTTGCTGATATGTTGTTCAATAAGGAAAGAAGAACACCAGCTATAGCAGCTGCTGCATATTATACTATACATCAAACTCAGAATGACCCAGTATTAGCTCCAGTTGAAGCGCCACTTGTAGAACCTATAGCAGATGCAATAAAGAGTGTAGACGAAACTCCATATGATCCAGGAGAAGTGTTTCTATTATCTCCTGAAAATCAAAAGAAGCAGATGACAAAGAATCCTAATTATAGAGTAGTAGATACTAACAGTGAGGAAGACCCCTATGGAATTGTAAGAAGAGCTGCTAACTATCACAAAGAAATTCATGGAGAAGTACCTGTGTATGAGTATATTGCTGATTCTGACACAACTATTAAAAGAAGTAATTTAATTCCAGTAGGAACATTACCTCTAGGTGAATATACTCCAGAATTACCTCATGCTGGTAGTTATAATTCTGTATTGTACTACAATGCTAGTAATGACAAACTCTATCAGAGAGCATACGATTTGAATGATTATGGCCCTACTGATACTAAGGATAAGGGAGCTTCTAGTATGTATATTGGACCAATAAGATGGTTGTCAAGACAGTTAGATAAGGCAGGTACTCCTTTTGTTCAAAGAACTGGCTTTGTACCTCTTGATGAAGGAAAATATTATAACTAGTTACCTGAATCTGCTAAAAAGAAAGTAAGAGAACGCCGTAGACTTAGAAACTCCTATGAATATGGTGGAGAGGTGAATGAGTTTCAGCGTAAGACTAGAAGAGATATAATGCAAGAGTCTTTAGTAGATGGAAGACCTGATTACAACAAGATGTTCTAGAATCAGAATGAATATCAAAAAGACTTTGCAAACTATTGGTATACTGAGAGAGCTAAGAATCCAAAATATTCAGATTAGATAGGAGGAGATAAATTAGGCAGTGTATTATCTAATATAGATAAAGCTACATGGAAAACCCCTACTGAAGCTATGAGAGATAATATGGTAGGATAGGGTTATAATCCTACGGATGCTCAGATTAATCAATAGCTTAATATACTTAAGGAAAAAGGTACTAAGGGTTTTGCTAATCCAAAAGCTCACAGTTATACTTCACTAAGACCTGCTAATACTTGGCATGAAGGTGTTGGTCATATGGTAGGAGACAATACTCCAGCTATACTTAATGCCTCTCCTAATGTACGCATTAGTAATCCTGATAGTTCGTATGAAGATTATGTCAATTAGGCTAATGAGAAACACGCATAGACTTGGGACTTTAGAGGTAATAATTCAAATCTGAAAGATGATTAGGGTAATTACTATATAGATCCTAATAGACAACTTACTCCTGAAGATATAAGTAATATGCGTAGTAAAGGAGCTAAGATACCAGAACAATGGGAGTCATTAGAAGATGCAGACATATCAGAACTTACTAATACATTTGCATATAATATGTATTAGGATCCAGTATAGTATATGGCTAATGGTGGTGAGGTAGGTGATCCAGATGATGAATTTACTAAGGCTATTAATACTAAGTTAGGTAGAACTCCAGACGGTAGACCCTTGCAACAAGGACTTAAACCTGTATTTGATTTGGAAGATGCGGCTAATTTAACTCCTGTAGGTGATGTATTATCAGCGAAAGAAGCGTATGATGCTGTTAAATAGAATGACTGGTTAGGAGCAGGTTTAGCAGGTTTAGGCTTTATTCCTTTTATACCTAAAGGAGTTAGACGTATAGCCAGACAAACTCCTACTGTTAACAGAACTTTTGAATAGAAAGTCGCTGAAATGGAAAAGCGAGTAAGTAATAGACGTAAAATGATGGAAGAATTTTACGATCAAAGAAATAGGACTTATGAGTTATTGAATACTCCGGAAGCAAGAAGAAGAGCGGCTGATATTGATTAGAAATATGGAACTGAGTACAATAAAGTGTATGACAAGCTTACTAAAGAGTACGAAGATATAACTAGTTATGTTAACATGGTAGAGCCTGAGTTCGTAAAAGATCCAGATGCGTTTGCTAGAATAAAACCTGCTAAATCAGGCAAAAAGATAAGTTTATCTGAAGATAATATAACTAAGCCAGAAGATTTTCCTACAGGTCTTATACGACATGAAATAGGTCACTATGTAGACGAGATGGCATATCCTGGAGGAGTTCCTAATAATGCGTATCTTAGACAATTGGGTAAACCAAGTAAATATAGACCGTTTGAAGAGGTTAAAGATATATTTAGAAGTCCAGATAAAGCTTTATAGGATTATAGATACTTACGTAATCCTACAGAAAAGAAAAGCATTATGAACTAGTTCGATGAATATTTGATGAATAACTATACTCCATCAACGTACCCTTAGACTACAAAGGAGTTTAAAGAGGCTATAGAAAAGGCTCCAGATATTCATAGAAATATGAAATTGTTATTAAAGATACATAATAAACCTAGTATATTATTTAAAGATTTTAAGAATAGACCTCTAGTAAATAATACTACTAAGGATAAGAATAAGGAGCTTGTCTAATATGGATGAAAAAATGAACATAATGCCACAGTATCCAATACCTAGCTATAAGTATGGAGGGATACATATAAAGAAAAAGAATAGAGGTAAGTTCAATGAGTTGAAACGTAGAACTGGTAAATCAACTGAAGAACTTACACATAGCAAAAATCCTTTGACGCGTAAGCGTGCTATATTTGCTTAGAACTTTTCAAAGATAGCTAAAAAGAGAAAAAAGAAAAAATGACAGGAAGATATAGAAGTAAATTTAAGCAATTTGATGAAGATGGTAATCTTCTATGCTATTCGTGTAAATAGTATAAACCTTTAGACTGTTTTGATAAGAATATAGATAAATGGTTTAGAGCTGAAAAGGATAGTAGATGCAAGGAGTGTAAAAGAAACGCTTATTTACGTCGTAAAGAAAAAGAATAGAGGAAGTAAAGATCTAAATAGACTTCTATATGAAAGATTTCACGGTCTAAAAGATAGAGCTCGTAAGAAAGACATACAGTGTAATATAGATCTACAGTATTTGCACGAACTATGGAATACACAAAAAGGTTTATGTGCCTTATCTGGTATACCTATGACATACTATTTTGATAGTGGTCGAGTACCTACCAATGTGAGCGTAGATAGAATAAATTCAAACTTAGGTTATATTAAAGGCAATCTACAATTGGTATGTATGGCAGTAAATCAGATGAAGAGTGACTTAACTATTGAACAATTAAAATACTTTTGTAAAAGTATTTTAGAATATAAATAACAATAATCTAATTATATATAATTATGGATAGTAATACATTGAACGGTTTTGAAGTATTTGAAGACTTCATGATGCCAGGTAGTAATGTAAATAATAATCGTATGCCTGGTAATGAAAATGAATTTGAGGGGGCATCGGAAGAATTGACTGATGAGGAATTGGAAGAACTACGTAAAGGTAATAAAGGCAATAAAGAAGAAGAGGAAGACGTAGATGATCCAAAGAACAAACCTTCTAAGAAAAGTAAACCAGAGGATAACGAAGAAGAGGAGGAAGAAGAGGAAGATAACGAACCTAATAATGACCCAAATAATGATATTGATAATAATCAAGGAGAAGATATTGAAAGTAATGCAGTAACTAGTTTCTTTGAAGCATTATCAGATAAAATGGGTTGGGAATTAGATGAAGATGAAGAAATCCCTCAAACTCCAGAAGAACTAGTTGAATATTTCAAAGATGTTATTGAGGAAAATTCAGTACCTCAGTATGCTAGTGAAGAAGTAGAAGCATTGGATAACTTTGTAAAGAATGGCGGTAACCTCAGAGATTATTTCCAGATTGATGGAGACTTAGACTTAGAAGAGATTAATATAGAAGATAGTGAGGTAAATCAAAAACTGGTTATCAAAGAATTCTTGAAAGAAAAAGGCTTCAATGCTAAACAAATTGAAAAGAAATTGACTAAATACGAAGAAGCTGGTTTACTCGAGGATGAGGCTACGGACGCATTAGAAGCCCTTAGAGACATTAAGGAGCAAAAGAAACAACAGCTATTAGAAGAGCAAGAAAAGAGTGCTAGCGAGCTTAAAAAGCGTCAACAGGAGTATTTTAACTCCGTTGTGACAGAAATAAAGGGCATGGATAATATTCGTGGAATTAAAATACCTCAAAAAGATAAATAGGCATTATTAGAATATATATTCAAACCCACAGCTGATGGAAAGACTCAGTATCAGAAAGACTATTCCAAAAGCGTGAAGAACTTACTTGAGTCCGCCTACTTTACTATGAAGGGTGACACCCTATTAAAAGCAGCTAAGAGTGAAGGCTCTAATGCAGCTATTAATAAGTTCAAGAATAGTTTGAATAGAACTGGAGTAAGTAGAAAGACTAAAAGACAGGATAACACTAGCACTGAGTCTATGTGGGATTCTTTTGCACGACAATTACGTGTAGATTAAATAACAAATAAATTATAATTTACTAATATTTTATGGATAATAATATTCTGAATAATTTGGTTTTGTACAAAGGCAAACGTTTCTCAGACTTGATTGATACCAATAAAATCTCTGCTGCTTCTCAGTAGAATCCGTATCAAGTTGCTACAGTGTTGTCTTATGTATTCGGAACTAAAGATAATGGTTACAATACTTCCCTCGACATGCTGACTGGCGGTCTTGGTAATGTAATGACTATTGATCAACCGAGCTGGGAGTGGAATGTAATGATTGATGCAGATAGAGCTATTACCATTAGAGATGCTAAATGGAATGGTGCTGCTATCACTGATACTACTACTGCAGGTTTGGGTAATACTCCTATCTATCTGTGGTTGGAAGAAAATTGGTTCGGTCCTACTGCTGTATTGGAATTGGACAATAAGGAATATCAACTGCGTGTTGCTGGTGCACCTTATCAAGATGGTAATCTTTGGGTATATACTTGCTTCATTGCTGATGGTAATCCTACTTCTTATGTTCCTGCACAGTATCTGAAAGCCGGTAGCCAAGTTAATCGTCTTGCTTCTGCTGTTGAGGAGTACAGTGAAGAAGGTGATATCCTGAACTATAGTACTCACTTTAAGATGCGTAACTACCTTACTACTATCCGTATTAACTACGATATCACAGGTTCTGCGTATTCTACAGTAATGGCTATTGCTCTGCAAGATCCTAAAACTGGTAAGAAATCTTATTTGTGGGCTGACTATCAGGAATGGGTTGCTCTTCGTGAATGGTATAAGAGATGTGAACGTATGTTGGTTTACATGAAATCTAATGTAAACAAAGATGGTTCTTGTAATCTGAAGGGTACTAATGGTCGTCCGGTATTTATTGGTGCTGGTTTGCTGGAACAGATTGCTCCGTCTAACAAGCGCATGTATACTAGATTGACTCCTGAATTGCTGGAAGATTTCTTGTTCGACCTGTCTTATAATGTACTTGGTACTAACGAACGTAAGTTTGTTGCTTTGACTGGTGAAATGGGTATGCGTGAATTTGACCGTATTTTGAAGGAAAAAGTAGCTACTATGAACCTTATGGATACTGTATTTGTAACTGGTTCTGGTGATAACCTGAAGTTCGGTGGTCAGTTTAAGACTTACCAAATGACTAATGGTATTGAGCTTACTTTGAAATATTTCCCGTTGTACGATGATCCTGTTTATAATCGTCAGTTACATCCTGTAACTCTGAAACCTCTGGAATCATATCGTATGACATTCCTTGATCTGGGTCGTCGTGATGGTGAAGCTAATATCGTTAAAGTAGTTCGTAAAGATCGTGAATTCGTAACTTGGTATACTGGTGGTGCTGTAGCTCCGTCTGGTTATGCTAACTCCAAGAATACACTGAGATCTAATGGTAAGGATGGTTACACTGTATTCTTCCTCGGAGAAATGGGAATAATGTTAAGGGACCCGCGTGCGTGTGGAGAATTAGTCATGGAGGCAGAGGACTAAATAAGTTCAAATAATTAGTAACCTTTTATGGAAACTGATGTTATATATCATATAAATAACTAAAAACTATTATATGAAAAGTAACGAAGTATACAAAATCACCAATAAGATTACTAATAAGATTTATATAGGCATAACAAATCAAGGTTCAGGTGCGAGATATCGCCATCATTGGTATGAATCTCGCATCGGAGAACCTTCTCCAATTCATCGTTCTATGGCAAAATATGGTGAAGATAATTTCACTTTAGAAATAATTGATTTTGCTGATACATATGATGAACTAAAAGAAAAAGAAAAATACTGGATAAAACAGTATAACTCTACAGATAGAAATATAGGATACAATCTTACGGAAGGCGGAGATGGTACATTTGGTAGAACGCATTCTGAGGAAACTAAAGAAAAAATTCGCCAAAAAGCATTAGGTAGAAAAATTTCTGAAGAAACTAGAAAAAAGATGTCTGAAGCTAGAAAAGGAGTTGTATCTGAAAAAAAGAAAGCTCATGTTCAGAGCTTAATAGAGAACAGTAAAAAGAAAGTTATTGCAGAAAACGCTGACACCAAAAGTACTATAAAATTTTCCTCAATGAAAGAATGCTGTAAATTCTTCAAAATAGATTCAAACACTTTAAGAAAATACTGCAATTCTGAAAATCATTTCTGCAAAAAATGTAATACTTTCTTTTACATAGTAGAAGAACTAACTGAACAATCTAATTAATTAATTATGGAAGTAATCGTTAGAATAATTAAAACAAACCCTTGGACTGGTATTACTAAATGGTCTACATGTTATGACTATATCAGTTCATACTGGACACGTTCTGGTAATTTATATACTGGCCTGAATGCAGAAGATGCAGACAGATTAGAAAAAGAAATTGGTTATGCAGAAGGATAGCTTTCACCTGGCAGCAAATTTTGGGATACATTTGCTATTAAAATTGGTAGGAAAGATCTAATTCTGGATACAAACAGACCTGAAGATGAGCTTAAATATTTGTTCTTGAAAAAACATAAGAGAGTAGCAGATGGGTTGAATAATGTTACATCTTCTACTGATTATGTTATTATCAATAAAGATAGCGAAGCTAAAGAAGTTAATAAGATTAACAAAATCAAACGTGAAGCATATAGAGAAATGGATAAGATGTCTATTGAGGATATGCGTAAGTGTCTTAGACTTTATGGTATCAAATCTGATACATTGTCTAATGAAATGGTTGAAGCTAAGCTTTCTGAACAGATTGAAAGTGCTCCGGATAAGTTTATAACAAGATGGGTAGAAAACCCAAATAGAGAAATGAACTTCATAATTGAAACAGCTATCTCTAAGAATATCATACGTAGAAATAGAAGTCAATACTATTTTGGTACAGATATGATTGGTAATGGCTTGGAAGATGTAATAGCTTATCTGAATGATAAGAAGAATCAAGACATCAAATTAGCAATTATGAATGAAATCAAATCTAAATAATGAAAATATCTGATTTACATAAGGCATTTAAAGTTCTCATGGATAAGAATTCAGAGGCAGTCGCTTTCGGTGGCTGCCCTGCATTCCTTCCTGAAGAAATAGATTTATTTCTTAATTAGGCTTATATAGAAGTAATATGTAATAAGTACACCGGTAACAATACTATGAAAGTAGGGTTCGAAGGTGCTGTTAAACGTATTGCTGATTTATAGAAGTTAATTAAGACAGATACTGCACAACCTTTAGTATATCCATACTCTAGCTCTAATGTGCTTACTTTATCTAATTTCTTTAAAGACAATCAAGAACTTAAGAGAATGTTCTATGTAGATTGTGTATTACACTTCAATGATGAAGTTGCTATATGTACACTTATAGATCATGAAAAGGCCAAAGGATTCTTATAGACATATAATAATACGCCTTGGATAGAAACCCCTGTAGCAGTATTAGAAGATAATACACTGAAGATATATATAGATCCTATACGTATGTCTGCTGATACTTACACTGCTGATATTACTTATATTAAGTATCCTCAGAACATAAGCTATACAGACTACAATAAGGATATCACTGAGGTTCCTGATTACATATTAAATGAAGTAATTGATAGAGCTGTAGAAATAGCATTAGAGACTATAGAATCTCAGAGAACACAGACTAAAGTACAACTTGATAGCTTGAATGAATAATGGACTATGCATAGTTTTTAATAGACGATTAGTATCTAATAAACATGGTAAGGTTTACATAGGATAGACAACTAAATCACTTAGAAAGAGAGTAACTTAGCATATTACAAACAGTAGACCTAATACAAAAGCTCATAAAACCTACTTTCATAATGCTTTAAATAAACACGGAATTGAAAATTTTGATTTAATAATTCTTGAAAGGTGTTAGAATTAGCAGGAATTAGATGAAAGGGAAAGATATTGGATTGCTTATTATAATTCTACAGATAAACGATATGGTTATAATATTGAATCTGGAGGTTCTCTTGGAAAAAAAGGAAAACAATTATCTGAAGAACATAAAAAGGCTTTGTTACAGGCTAATTTAGGTAAACACAGGTCTGAAAAAAACTAAAAGGCAATTAAGTAAAACTCATTCTGAGATATGGAAGGATCCTGAATTTCGTGCCAAACATATAACTAATATTTTAAAAGTAGCTGGCATAAATAGAAAATCAGTATATCAGTATGATTTAGAAGGAAATTTTATAAAAGAATGGTACTCTAATCATTCAGTATGCGAATATTTGTACGGTTCCAAGAGAAAAGGAAATTTACGTAGAGATATTTTATCAAACAACAGAAAAGGAAAATTAGGGTTTACGAAGAAAGGATCAATTTGGTCTTATTATTCACCTAATGAAAGGAGGGCTTATTAATCCTAGAGAAATGCAAATAGAGGTAGAAAGAAGACTATAGCTAATTAGTCCTACATTGGCTATTGATAACAAACTACCATCTGATACTATATTATCATTTATTAATGAGGCTGTCGATAAGTTCTGGAAGACTAGATATTCAGGTATCAATTTCAAACAAAGAGGCTTCGAGTAGGACTAGAAACGTACTGATGATTTACGTACTTTGGTTACAAAGCACACTTATAAAGATATTGACATTACTAAGGTTAATCAAGAAACCTATACAGTTACCTTACCTGACGATTATGTAATACTATTAGGTGATACAGCAGGTATAGCTCCTGCAGATGGTATTACTAATGATTGCTGGGAGAAAGACTCGGAAGATAACTATAAAGTTAAGTATAGTGATACTATAGAAGGTACTATTGAAACTGTAGACAGAATCAAAGAAAATTCATTATCAGAGTATCATCTAAAGTACACTAAAGCTAAACCTATTAAACTCATGTAGGATAATACTATTACTTTATATACTGATGGACAATATAAAGTAGCTGAGTATACTATTGAGTATTTAAAGAGACCTAGTAAAGTAACATTAGTAGGTACACCTACAGATGAATACACAGACCTTCCTGCTCATACTCATATGGAAATTGTAAAGATGGCTGTGCAACTTATATTAGGTACTTTACCAAACTATAATGTTTATTCCAACGAAGTAAATACAATGGAATAACATAACAAGAAAGCGCTTACCAACGTGGAAATCTGAAATAAGGAAAGTAGAAAGTAAGCGGATTTAGACTAAGCGCTTAATATGTCTAATTTTAAAATTTAATTTATATGATCCAAAGTGTTCATACCGTATTGATCGGTAAGAAATGTCCTACATCTTACGCTACTGTAGATGCTCTGGCTGCTGGTGATGTAGCTTTATTTGACCAAAATAAATCTTTGATCACTACTGCTGCTAAAGCTGCTGAAGCTTCTTCTTTGTATGTAGGTGTTGCTGGCGAAAAAGTAAATGTTACAATGCCTGATGGTAGTGTAGCTCAGAAAGCTAACATTGAGTTCTCTAATGAAATTCAGAAAGCTTCTAAACCGTCTGCAGTAATTGGTGAACATGTTGAACCGGTTGAAGAAAAGATTACTATTACTTTAACTGATGCTACTATTGTAGCTGGTCACCGTTATGTACTTCGTATTTATTATAAAGATATCTACGAAGCTGTTTGGCAATTTACTCATACCTATGAAGTATATGCTGAAACTGCAACCGCTTCTGATTTAGCTTCTGCTATCGTAAAGAAAATTAATGCTCACAAGAATCGTCGTGTACAGGCTTCTGCTAGTACTGCAGTTATTACTTTGACTGCAATGGCTAAAGATGATAACGAAGGTGTTTATTCTCTGAATGAATACTCTGTAGTAGATATGGAAGTATCTCTGTATCATACTGTTCCTGGTGCATTGCTTGCTAATCAGCCGGAAGCAGTATCTGGTGCTACTATTGCTAAGACTCCAGGTAATCCTGGTAAAGGTTTCTGGAAGCAAGTTCGTGATGCAGAAGTACGCTACATGGGCTATAAAGGTCATGTGTTTACTGGTGCATATCCTGAAGTAGAACAGGCTCGCAAAGTAGTAGAAGGTACTTCTTATGACTATGCAGTAATTGAAAATGATAACCTGTATCTGAGTAATGACAACCAATATATTAAGACTACTCCGTTGACTACGGAAGTATACTGTCCTAGTATGGTTAATTCTATCGTTGATAAAGGTATTCAGTCATTTATCAAAGGTGAAACTGTAGCATAATAAAAACAGTGTTTCAGTGTGCTGACAAGGGCTATGGGGCTAAATAGCCCTGTAGCCTTTTTTTATTTAAAAGTATTAATATGAAGATAACTGGTATAACAATAGTAAAACACAACATAGTAGTAGAATTAGATACAAAGATACCTGATTCAGTAGATTCAAATTTGTATTTATATATAGACACACTGAATAACTATTCTAACAGGAGTTCAGTAAATCCTGATAAGCATTCATATAAATTATTAGTATTAGGTACAGACTATAGCTCTGATGTAAAGATTGACGAATAGAGATTATCTATAGTAATAGATTCTAATAAATTAGAAAATATGTGTATGAGTGTGTTTATTGCTACTATAGATAATTCAAGTCAATTCTTTTTCAATCAAGCTGATATATATTATAAAGAAGTAGAATTACTATGTAAGAACTGTAGTACTTGTTTAGATGATCAGCAAATAGATAGAATGATATTGTTTTTATTGAAACAAGATCTGTTAAGTTACGCTATCAATAATAACTTAATAGACGATGCAGTACAGTATTATACAGATATAGCTAGAATGCTAAATATATGTTTAGATACTAAAACTACATTCTACAATAACCACGATTGCTTTGCTTGTAATAAAACTTGTAGAAACGGAGTTTGTTCATTATGCTAATAGATGATATATATAGAATAGGTAAAGAGTACAACTTAAAAGTTAAGTATAACTCAAATCAAGGTATACCGTGTATACGTAAATGGATATGCGCTAATCATATTGCTCGTCTATTAGAAAGTGATTTAAAACTTACAGATGAATAGATTGATTGTCTTAGAGCATTGATAAGCAAGCTAGTACATCCTTTGGATGAAATGTGGAAAGATACTTCTGAAACTGATGATAAAGCTATATTACTAGAATAGAGTTTAGGAGTAGACTTAGGTATAAAGACATTCTATGATGAACTTTTAATTTGCGAAAAATGACTCCATTAGAAGAACAAGTACAGAAAAATACTACATCTATTAAGACTATATCAGATAGTTTAATAGAGTATGTTAAAGATACAGACTTAGATAAGTCTAATGATAATATATCGGCTAATACTGCTGATATAGAATAGTTACGTAGTAAATTAGTTGATTTACAGACTTAGATTAATTTGTAGAATCGTATTGAGTAGATGAAGGATACTAATATAGTAGATGCTGCTAAATTAGACTTACTTTAGTACGATGGTAAAAGATGGTCAAATATAGCTGCTAATAAAGTAGTAACTGGCTTACTTGGTAAATTAGCTGATTTACAAGATGTGACTATTAGTAACTTACGTAATGATAACGCATTAGCATGGGATAGTGAATTATAGAAGTGGACTAATAAGAACCTGAATACAGAGATATATGATGATGTATTCTTAAGTAAGATTAAACCTGATTCTACTGCTTATGAAGTGTGGTTTAAAGAATCAGCAATATTTGGTCAAGAAGGTTTTGCATCAGGTCTTACAGGATTTGGTGGTAAGATTGACAGATATGGTCATGCTGAATTTGATAGTCTTACTTTACGTAGATTCCTTGAAGTACCTGAATTGAGATATAATCGTGTAGAGATTCAATTAGGAGATAAGTGGAATGCTCCTGGTGCAGGTGTAATAGAAAGTGTAGAACAAACAGATGAATACTCAGGTGTTATTACACTGAAACTAGAAGAAGGAGAATACGGGGCTGTATCAATGGGTGACTTATGTATGGGTATATATCATTCAGAGAAGACAGATGAAAATGCTGAACACGATGAAGATGATGGTAGAGGTAATAGAAAGTTTGCGGGTTTCTATACTGTTTACTTTGAAGTTACTAACATACTAGATGCACAAAATAAGAAATTTGGTTACAAGCTTAGGCCAGTAGATGATTATTGGAATATGACGTTTCACCCATGTGCTCAAATGAACTTTGTTGCATATGGTAATAAAACTAATGTAGATCGCCAAACATCTTGTTACTCAACTCGTACTTATACACGTTACTTAGTAAACTAGAATACTTGGGATTAGAAGGCTAAGAATATTGCAATGCAATTTGGTAATCTTGATAATCTCAATATGTTTGGTTACGATATGAGAGGATATTCGGCATATCTTAATTCAGTATACTTTACCGGTACTATTACTCAAGTAAAGCCAAATGGAGAAGAGATAAGATATGCTAATGATAGAGGACCTTGGGAACCAGACACTCACTATGATTACTATGATAGAGTAAGTGTATTAGGTTACTTATGGTTATGTGTTAATATAAACGGTACCGATACTAAACCTAGCGATAGTAATCCGGATTGGTTAATGCAAGTATCTAAAGGTGATACAGGAGAAGGTTTAATAGTACGTAGGTCTGAATGGTGGCCTGGTAGACTATATTGCAATGAAAGTGAAGTATCTCCAACAGTACAACCATTAAGGTACTTAGATATTGCTTTAATTAAAGATTTAGGAACCTCTACAGGTTATAAGGCATACAAATGTATATCTACTATAGATAGAGGTCACGGACAAGGCAAACACTTATCTTCTAGTGATAACTAGCCTGGTACTCCCGGTGGAGCTGAATATTGGGAAGAATTAGCTCAGAATGTAGCTAGTATTTATACTGATTTGATTATAGCTAAAGATGCTAAATTAGACTTTATTACTGGTAACTCATTAAGAGTTGGTTATCAAACTGGTAATACATCTAATGATTTCCATGTAGTAGCTGGTATTACTGGTGAAGGTGGAAATGACAATAACTCTGTAAGAATATGGGCCGGTACTACTGAAGAAAATAGATCTAGAGCTCCATTTTTAGTTAGACAAGATGGTAGAATGGTAGCTAATAACGCATCCATAAGGGGAGAAATAGAAGCATTATCTGGTACTATTTAGTCACTTGAAATTACAGGTGTGCTATTTGGTGGTACAGAGACAAACGGAATGAAGCTGTTCTCTAGTTATATAAAGTTTAAGGAAGGTGAAAGAGAAGCATTAATAGGTACTCCTAATTCTTTAGGTTATTCATACTTTGGTTCTTTTAAAAGTAATGCTAATGATTTTAGTACTGCATAGATAAATGATGGTCTGTACTTTGATATTACTGGTAGTTTAATTCGTAATATGGCAATATACGGCTTTGGAAGTTTGTCATTACATGGGGATGTAGTAGGTTATAAATTTGCTTATGCTACAGATCCTACTGAAAACTAGATACTGTATCAATAGTATTCAAGGACTATACTTATAGGTAGTAGCGTTAGACGTATGTGGTATGGATTACCACATCTTGATAGCGTAAAAACAAAGTTAGCCATACAAGCTACTGAATGGGCCGTTCCTGTAACATTTGTTTATAACCCACGTCGTAATCCAAAAGAATGCAATATATGGGGTAGAGGAAATAATGACAGTAATCCTAATAGACCTATATTATATGATAATAATGGTAATAGAATAGAATGGATTACTGTGAATGTAGGAGATGTTATGGATTTTCTATTAGTATATTCACAAGACAAATATTATGCAATACTTAGAAATAAATCTATTTAATTATGAAAATAAATTTTGCACAACTGGAAGTATACACTGACATCCAAAAAACAAATAAAATTTGTATGGATGCGAGACAACAATTAGGTGAATTGATTTATGAAGTAGGTAGTGGTATTAAAGCTCATTCGTTAGCTTTAAAGATATATAATTCTGAAGATGAGCTAGAATATACAGATGAAGAAATGCAAATTATTATGCAATTTGTAAATCAATACTGTAAGCCTGCTATTATAGATGCTATTAATGCATTAAAAACAGAATAAGTAATATGATTACAAAAGGAATTAGAATAAGTCAGTTAGTCGAAAGGAAAGATCTCAATGGTAAAGAAATAATTCCTTTTCAAGATGGCATTCATAATGGTAAGTTAAGTATATAGTCCTTAATAGATTATATAGGGGATATATCTGATAGTGATTTAGAACTACAAGCTTTAATAAAAATATAGAAGTTTGTAGATACAGTATCAGAAATGGACTTACTGTTATATCAAGCTAAAGAAGGAGATATTTACTACTGCAAAGAAAATAAGAAACTATACGTTAGAAGTTTTAATAAGTGGGATATGTTAGACCCACTTACATCTAAAGTATATGTATTAGTAGGTTTAGACGAGTATAATAGAACTAATATCATACATCTTTGGGATGGTAATGATATGGTAGTTATGTCAGAAAGACTATTTATTGGAGAAGTAACTGATACTGCGTATGATGGTGGTAAAGGTAAGCATTTAGCTGATATAGCTAATAGTTTACCTGATAACGTCATTAGAGAAGTTGCAGACTTTACTACAGATGGTTCAACTGTTACTTTCAACTATGAGTATGACGTTAAACAGGAATCAGGTTTGTTTGATGGTGATGCTCAAGGTAGTAAAACTATTCCATCAGCTACTACTAGTAATGCAGGCGTTATGTCTGCTACAGATAAAGTAAAAGTAGATAAGATAGTTACTGACGGAGATGGTAATAAGTATTTAACTGATAATGGTAATTATCAGGAATTAATAGAAGATACTACAGAAACTATAAAGACTACTGATGCTATACCGGTTGCAGGTGGTCCGTTAGCTGACTTACTTAACAAAGCTGGTATAAACAGTATTAGTCCTGATACAAGCATGTAGGATTTATTTGTATCTTTATTTACTAAAGAATTATGGCCTACTAATCTTGTGTTCAAAGAAGGTACAGTTAGTGCAGCTATTGCAGCTCCTTCATTTACATTAAGTAATACAGGCTTAGTAGAAGTAGGTGCTACTGTTACTATTGGGAAGACTACATTATCTGCTGCTACTATGTCTACTACAGCAAGAACATATAGTGGATTTACTTACGGTTATAGTTCTACTAATGATAATACTAAGGATTCTTCTAATACTACTATAACAGTTAATGCTAGTAACGCTGCTCTAAATTCAGTTAATTATACTATGAAGCGTACTACTAATGGTAGTGTAGAGAATGCTACTGCTAATACTAATCCTGCTTAGGTTACTTTAGATAGCAAGACATTTAAAGCTATTGAAGGTACTAATACAGTAAAAGTAGATATAACTGGGCCTACAGCTAATGCTACATTTGCTTCTATGCCTGTATATTATGCATGTAGTAACTTAGGTAAGACTAGTGAAGAACATAAATCAGTAGCTAAAGATACTATTACTAAGACTAGCTCAACTCCTTCTAATTCCAAAACATTGAATGTTACAGGAGTATATCCTTACTATACTAATAAGGACAATATTACTGCATTTGCTAAATTACCTTTAACTACAAATAAAACATTAGATGTTACATTTGTAGCTGAAACAGCAAGCAATAAACACGCATTTAAGATACCAGCTAAGTTCAATGTAACTAAGATTACGCTGTTGAATACACTTAGTGGTAAGTATGAAGACTATAGTGTTAGTAGATTCTCTGTTACTACTGAAACTATAAATGTACAAGGCACTGATGTACAATATAAAATATATACTCGTAATGATGGAACTAACGGTTCATCTTCATTTAAAATAACATTTGCTTAATTATGAGAGATAGAGGAACGTTTAATTTTAGTGGTAATCTTGAAGTAAAGAAAGATGCCCCTCTCGAAGCTAGATCGTTAGTTAATTCATATGCAGATCTAGTAAAACCAGAGACCTGGACAGATGAATAGGGAGGTATATGGAAATATGACTGTATGTTAGTTTCCTGTAAAGATAGACCTGGTAAAGTATATCAATTATCACCTGGCGCTGACTATACTAAAGAAAGTAGTTGGATACTTATAGGAGATACGTCTGAACTTAATAGTAAAGTACAATAGTTTATAAACAGCAAAGGTGCTCCAAATGGTTTGGCTTCTTTGAATGAAAGTGGTATTATTCCATCTGCTCAATTACCGTCTTATGTAGATGATGTAATAGAAGTTGATACATTTAGTAATCTACCTGGTACTGGCGAATCTGGTAAGATATATATAGTACAAGATACTAATTTAACTTATAGATGGTCAGGTACAGACTATGTAGAAATATCTAAATCATTGGCATTAGGTGAAACTAGTTCTACTGCATATTCTGGAGATAAGGGTAAAGCTACTACAGATAAATTGAATAGAATACCCGATAAACTAATTACTGATACAGTAAATGTAAATCAATCTACTACTGAAGCAGTTTTAAATTTTACTACTTATAGACAAGAAGCATAGCAAATAGGTAGAAATACTCTTACTATTACTTCAGCTACTACATCTCAAGCAGGTTTGATGTCATCGTCAGATAAAACTAAATTAGATGGTTTAAAAGATCAAGCTGGTATTACATCTGATATTAATGCTGTATAGACTAATTTAGAAACACATATTAATAATAAGTCTAATCCTCATGAAGTTACTAAAGATCAAGTAGGATTAGGTAACGTAGATAATACTTCTGATGCTAATAAGCCTATATCTACTGCTACACAAACTGCTCTTAATGGTAAATTTAGTGCTACAGATGGTAATGCTTTAAAGTAGAGAGTAGATAATATACCTGAATTGGTAGCTACCGATATTACTGTTGATAGTGATAACGATAGTGTAAATATATCTTTAGATAAGACGTCTATTGTAGACGGAACATTATCAGGAACAACTATAAACATTAATTCTGCAACAGCTAGTAAAGCTGGTATACTTGTACCTACTGATAAAAGCAAAATAGATAAGATTATTACCAATGGTAATGGTACTAAATACTTATCTGATAATGGCACTTATAAAGAAGTGAGTGGTGGATCTAGTAGTTCTGATATAAACATTATTGAATTACAAGATATTAAAGATATTATTTCAATTGTATATCATGAAAAAGATAGAGCTTCTAGTGATATAAGTTCAGTTTTTGGTAGTTCTGCTAACTTTAGAGCTATAGTTAATGATATACTAAAAACACATACTCGATATTTTTTCCATGTTAAAGATACCCCTGATAGTAACTGTATATAGTTATCAGGTATAAATGCTTGGAAAAATATAGATAATACTCAATATGAACTGCATTTTATTTATAATTATTATATATCAAATGGTAATCAAAGAACTTGTGGAAGAGTAACTGTAATTGATAGTGATAATACTGATAATAATTTATTCATCGTAGAAAATGTGAACGATATGTACGTTCTATCTAAAGATAGAGATAGACGTAAATCAGTATCATTAGTAGGTGAAGGCTTTGATGAAAATCATTGGTATCCTGTATCATTTACTGCTGACCCTAATAGTATTGTACCTCCTTGTAATTTAATAATTTGGAATAGCTTGAATAATGATTCTGCGGGAATAAGCCCTAAACCATCTTGGGCTACCAATAATGGAGGTTTTGTATTACACATTGATATGACAATTATTGGAGATGGATATGGGCAATATACATATGCTAGAAATAAATTAAATAATTGGCATGGAGAGTGGGGAGGAGAAACAGCAGTTGGAGAAATGCGTTAGACTACACAGACTTCTACATTCTATATATATCTTAGAGGAGGTGCTAATTATTTTTATACTAGTGATTACGCAGACTTAAAAATGACTGCACATTCCTCTGAAGTATTAGATGGATATAACACATACTCTATAAAGGATACACAAGGAGATATAAAAGACTTCTTTGTATACGTTGAAAATGATCTATTTGGAGAAGTTAAAAATTTACAAATAGTGCATGATAATGAGTTTAACTTTGCAAGTGATAGTATCGGAAACTATGTATGGATTAACTATAGATCTAGATATGATTCAGTAACTTCGGCCAAGGCAGTATACGTAGGTAATGGTCAAGCTGGTGCAGATGGAGCTTTTGGTGCAATACATGCTTCAGGCTTCCTTAAAGAATCTGACGTTAGATTAAAATCTAATATAGCTCCATTAAATCATACATTAGATCAAATATGCAACATACCTACTGTAGAGTTCAATATGCATGATAAACATCAAATAGGTACTATTGCATAGGATTTAGAGAATAATTTTGCAGAAGTAGTTAATACTGATAGTGATGGTATGAAGTCTGTAGATTACTGTATGTTAGGTGTAGTAGCTATTGAGGGAGTTAAGTTACTTAGATAGGAAATTGAAGATCTTAAGAAACAAATATAGGAGTTGAAGAATGGAAAACAAAACAATTGATATTGAACCTAGAGCTGCTGTAGAGATGCAGACTTGGGAAAATATTTATGATAGAGTACCATCTCAATATAAACAATATGTAAGTTATCCTACTACAACTATGCAAGAATGTCCTTCTAAGGCAGAGATTAATGATAAACTTACTCACGCTTGTACTACAGATTCTGATGTATGGACAAAATCTTATTCTGACACCACTCCAATAGATGTAATTACACAAACAAATTTAGAATTCAGAATAATTTATTCAGAAGGTAGTCCTGGAAACAATAATTCACAATGGATTTTTCCTGATGAACATTTAAATGCACAAGCTGGAAACTATTTATTAACTGTTTCACAAACATATAAACTTTATCTAGTATCAGTATTTTATATTATACAGTAAACTATAATAATAATGAAGTATTTTACAATTGAGGAAATGACAAAGTCATCTACAGCAACAGCCAAAGGTATAGATAATACTCCTTCAGAGGAAGGAGTATTAAAGCTGTAGAAGCTAATAGAGGCTGTTTTAGACCCTTTAAGGGAATGGTATGGTAAACCTATTAGAGTTAACTCAGGATATCGCTGTGAAGCTTTAAATGAAGCCGTAGGCGGTTCTTCTACCTCCTAGCACAAACTCTATGAAGCTGTGGATATTACCGTAGGTACTAAAAAGGGTAATAAGAAGTTATTCAACTATATTAAGGATAATCTTCCATTTGATCAGTTAATAAATGAATCAAACTTCTCTTGGGTTCATGTATCATATAGAGAAGGGAGATTACGTAAACAAGTACTAGCGCTATGAAAACAATCCTATATCAGCCTTTATTTATAAATCCTTAGGCATACTTTGTATTTCCTTAGTTGTATCATATAGAGAAGGGAGATTCCTATATTGAACCTGCTAATATTACTGGGTAGCTTATTATAAATGATTTAACCAAAGTCTTAACTTCAACTCCTACATTAAATGTAGTATAGGATACTAATTAGGTTGATTTTGGTTTATTTAAAGGTAAACATATACGCATTAGTCAATATACTAATATAGGCGCTGTAGTATTAGGTGAATGGTATATACCTGGTACGCCTGAACCTGAACAGCCAGATTGGTTTAAGGAAAGTATAGTTGCTTGGTATTCTCCTTATTGTAAGCAGGGTATGACGAATTTCGATGTTATTGAAAGTTATGCTGAGGATTTTACAAGACTTAATTATTATGAACATAGAGGTACTATTGATAGAACTCCTAATAAAATTGTTATAACTGAATCTAAAACAGATATTTTAAATATAATTGAAAATATTAATACTTCTACTAATGATATAGTTATTAAAGTTACTGGCGTTAGTGAAGAACTTAAACTATTTGTTCAAGATATTAATAGTGTTAGACAATATATTAGCAAAGATGGCGTTTATAAATTTACCAATAATGTCTATCAGTTTTTTGGTTTTGGTATTAATAAAGTAATATCTGGCATTAATGTTGTTATTGAACAACTTCCTACTTCTATTCTAAAAGATTTTAGTGGTAATAAACACGATGCTTATCTTTATGGTTTCAAAGGTAAGTTGAATAGTGGTGTTGGTATTTAT